GGTAACGGAAGATTACCTTCAATGGTGAGATGGTTTGAATTTGCAAATAAAAAATGAAAGGAGAACAGAAATGCAAATCATCATAGTAGCAGAACTGCTGGTAATTATTTTCCTGCTTATCAGAAAGAGGGAAACACCGCCAACTGTGGACGAATTTAGCGAAAATACAACCGAAAAAGCCACAGAGGAGCAGAAAGCCTTCAGCGAGGGAATTTCCAGCATAATTTCCTACGATTTTACAAAAGCGAAAGGAGCGGTGAGAGGCGATGACAAGTGAAACTGTTGAAACCATCTTCGGCTTTGACGAAGGTCCCACAAAGGAAAAATGCTGGGAAATGTACGAAAAGTGCCGAAGCTTTAACGAAGCAATCAGCCTTGACGACACCGTCAGCACAAATGAGAACTTTTTCATTGGAAAACAATGGGAAGGTGTACAGGCAAACGGACTCCCAACGCCTGTTTTTAACATCCTGAAACGTGACGTTTGTTTCGTTGTATCCAGCATCACATCTGATAACCTGACAGTTCAGGCAACGCCTATGACCTCAGCAGGTGTGCTGGAAAATGTCCGCAGCGAAGCGGCTGTTATTAACCAGGAACTGGCACGAATAATGGAGAGAAATAACATTACAGGCATTATAAGGCAGTTCGCCCGTGACGCCGCAGTAAGAGGAGATGGTTGTCTTTATACCTATTGGGACACAAAAGGCAGAGGCGAAATCAAAACCGAGATACTGGAAAATACCAGAGTTTATTTTGGAAATCCAAACGACCGTACCGTGGACAATCAGCCATTTATTATTATCGAAAGCCGAAGCATTGCCAGGGACGTGAGAAAGAAGGCAAAAGCCAACGGTATCTCCGACTGGCAAAGTATTACAGCAGACGAGGACAGAAGTCTTTCCGACAACGAGAAAAAGACCGACGATAAGGTCACGCTTCTTTTAATGTTATGGAAGGACGAGAAAACGGGAGAAGTTCAAGGCTTTGAGTTTACAAAGAAGTGCGTAGTACGACCACAGTGGAGTCTGGGGTTAAGATATTATCCCATAGTTTGGTTAAACTGGGATTACGTCGCTGATTGTTACCACGGTCAGGCGATGATAACCGGACTTATTCCAAACCAAATATTCATAAATAAAGCCTGGGCAATGAGTATTCTGTCACTTATGACAAGTGCTTACCCAAAGGTAATTTATGACAAAACTAGGATTCCGAAATGGGACAACAGGGTCGGAGCAGCCATTGGCGTAAACGGCGGAGATATGAACGCTGCGGCAAGAATAATGGATCCGGCACAAATCTCGCCACAGATAGCACAATTTATTGAGCTTGCGGTTGACCAGACCAACAGAAATCTCGGAGCCACCAGCACGGCACTTGGAGACACGAAGCCGGACAACACATCGGCAATTATCGCCATGCAAAAGGCAGCTGCAACGCCGTCGGAGATAACCAAGCAAAATCTCCGAAATGCAATCGAGGAGCTGGCGAGAATTTACATAGAATTTATGACCGTCTATTATGGAAAAAGACTCGCTTACGTTTTGGATAATTTTCAAGTTATTGACTGCTCAAAATTTAGGGATGTGCCATTTACCATGAAGATAGATGTAGGTGCAAGTTCCTACTATTCTGAGATTGCTTCCATCCAGACATTGGATAATCTTTTACAGCAGGGCAGGATAACAACGGAGCAGTACTTGGAGCGCATACCGGACGGATATATACCTGATAGACAAGGGTTGTTAAATTCGTTGAAATTGGGGAAAGTTAAGGAAGGAGTATGAAATAATGGAAGAAAATAGTCAAAATAACGGTGAAATTTTCAACCAAGGTTGGGAAAATGACTCGTTCTCAGAGGAAAATTCAGTGGAAAATGGGGAAAGTGTTAACCTCTTGGTGGATGAAACTGTTGAAAATGAGGAAATATCAAGCTTTGAGGGAAAGGAAACCAATACTGGAAATGATAACCTAATAAGGGAAATCAGTATACCAGTTAGAAATGGAAATTCCGAGGGCGGAGATGAGGCTCTACACCGCGATTTTATTAACTTTGCACTGGAACATCCGGAGATAAAAAATGGTGATATTCCGAATGAAGTCTGGAAAAAAGTCATATCCGGCGAAAGTCTTTCCTCCGCTTGGGCGAAGCACGAGAACGAAGGACTGAAGCAAAGAATATACGAGCTGGAACAGGCGGAACTAAACCGCCAGCGCTCAGCCGGAAGTCGTGCCTCCCAAGGCAAAGGCGAGAGAGTCGATCCCTTCGACGAGGGGTGGCAGACGATATAATTTGTGGTGATGCCCGCGCCAGCTCACATGATTTTAAATGGTGGTGACCATAACAATGCGTTCTGCGCAAAACAAATGTTGTGGCCATCACCGCAAAAACCGGGGCGCAAAGCAGCTGATATAGCAAAAAGATAACAAAAAGGAGTTAGAAAACCGTGATTTTCATAAAACAAGGGGATTCCTATGACATTTCGGTCACGTTAACAATAAATGGAGCGACCGTAACTGCCGACGATGTTGAGACGGTGGAGTTTATGTTTGGAAATGTAAGGAAAACATTCCCTAAAGAGGCAAAATTTGATAGTGATACAGGAGAATTCCTGGTACCACTTTTACAAAAAGACACGTTTTCGCTTGAAGAAAACAACGCTTCGCCGCTGGACGTTAGGGTGAAGCTAAAAGGTGGTGCCGTTGTTGGCACCAGATTGATGGTTTACATACCTGTATTTGAC